GGTAGCCTCAGCACGCTCACCAGCCGCAGGGAACCCGAGCACCACCGTCTTATCCGGCAGGTACACGGTTACCTCGCGCACCGTCACGTCCCCAAACTCGTCCGTATCCGTGCGTGTCACAGACAACCCGGCGGCGAGCGAGCGCTTGCGCTGATCCCACAATCCGGTAGCCCAGTGAGCGCTACGCGGTAGCCAAAGAACCTCCGGCTCGCCCGCCTCAGTATCGCCCTGAGTGACCGTGATGAACGCGCACGAATTAATCAGAGCGGAGGATGCCGCCTGGGCGAACACCTCCTGAAAATCGTTCTGCGCCACCAACTCATTCAAACCAAACGGGTCGGTATTGCTCTCTTGAGTCGAGATGAACTTCTCAAATCGGATGCGGTCAGCAAGCACATCCACGGTCTTGGCAGGCCATCCGAGCACCGAATCGATATTCCGCAGCTGCGGAGGAATCGAGATGCCCAGATCTTTGAGCCCTACACGCTGGTCGTAATAGTTCTGTCGCACCCGGTTCCTGGCGCGCTTGGCCTGTAGCTGGTCTCGCATGAGCCGTAGCTGCGCCAACTCGGTGGGCGTAAAAATATCCCCACCATCGGCGGGGATAGGGAAGAAGTCACTCATACGCTAATCCTTTGTTTCCGTGCGGGGTTTCTCCTGGTAGTGCGTGCAGCCCAATAAGCCAGCGTGGCGGCTTCAAACATCGTGACACTGCCACCTTCTGCTGCTTGCCAGCCGAAACCTCCTCGGTTGCCAATCTTTCGGCGGGTGCATGAGAGCACCTGCTGAGTGAGCTCAGGCTGGTTGCTATGAGTGAGGTCCTTGCCGATGACTGCCTGGTCGACCATTGCGTGAGCAACGATAACCTGGTCTAGTGAGGGCTGCCAGATGAGCGTCTTGGATTTCACGCCAGCTTCACGGAGCGCGTTCGTCAAGTAGCCGACGCCGGCCTTACCGTCGATGACAATCTGAGCGGCGCGGGAGGCATGTTCAGCGAGGAAGTCTACGAGCCAGCCGGTGCCGTGAGACAGAGGCATAGATTGCAGGCCTTCGATGAAGATTGGGCCGCCGGTATCCGGGCGGCGCGCCACAGCGAGCGCGACTTCCATACCGTCGGGCGAGAATCGCACACCGAATACGGTGCGGCCCTCCTTGGGTGCTTCGCCCTCGCAGGCGTGCCAAGCTTCAGGGGTGAAGGCTGCCTGAGTTGCTGTGGCTTCGTCCCAGATTCCGAGTGCCTCACGCCTGAATGAATCTGGAGTGAGGTTCTTGCGCATGCGTTCGATTGCGACGGCGCTGACTCGGGTCGGGAAGGACGGGTTGGCTTTAGCCCACTGCTTCTTATCGTCGGCTCGGGCTCCGGGGTCGGCAGCGCACTCGATATAGAGCTTGTCGCGGTCCCCAGCGAGCGACTCGGCGCGGTGCCTGGTGAATACCTCGCTCGGGTCGGTCGGCTTCGGCGGGGTTCCCATCATCAGCACCAACCCGTTCGGTGCGGCGTTGGTCGCAGGGAGCATGTCGTCGAGCGCCTTCTCGGTGAGAATCTGCGCCTCATCCAGCACAATGACGTCCACCTTCGCGAAGCCGCGACCAAAGCCGGATTCGCGAGCACCGAAGAGAATTCGTGAACCATTCGCGAACTCTACGGCCTCCTGGCCGGCACCGCGGCGGACATGGGAGATGAACGGGGCAACCGCCGGGCGAGCCGCAATGCCCTGCATAGACTGAAAAGTTTCGTTGTGGGTGCGAGCGCGATGCGCCGACCAGAGGACGAGCGTATTCGGGGAAGCAATGCAGGCGGCGAAGATAAAGCCAGCAATCATGTGGGTCTTGCCGACCTGTCGAGGTAGACTCAGCGCGGCGCCACCCACGCCGGCGGCATAGAACCCGTCCTTGCGCTTCGCGAAAACCAGGCGGCCAATATCCACCTGCCAGCTATCGAGTGGGTAGGACATCTTGATTAGCTGCCGAGCAATGGACGGCCAACCGGTCGCCACAATTCCAGCAGGTATCTTGAGCTGTGCGGCGACCTCAGAGAGTGGACGGGTCGAAGGGGGCATCTTCGGCATGATGGTGCTCTCCTTCAATCTCTGCCCCGTACTGCTGCTCTAGCTGTTCCAGCTCCTCGATGTCCTTGTCGAGGTCCTGGAATCGGCGTGCGAGCGCGGCTAGGTCACGGGCCAGTGTGTTTGGGTTGTCGATATGCGCGGCGAGTTTGCTGCGCAGGGCACGGAGCCTGTCGAGGTGCGTGCCGGTTGCGGTGGCATGAGAAAGGGAGCCCTCCTCTTGGGTGGCTCCCTCAAAATCGATAGGTTCGAGCTGCTTAGGCTTGCCTTTACTCAAGGTATCACTCCTTGTCGAACCCGTATTATGTGGAAATTTGCTGTAAATATATCGCTATCGCCGGAGGGCGCGAACTCGCCCTCCGGGGGAGGGGGTACCCCCCTGGTCCTGTTTGCTTCAGGTGGTTTGCCCCGGTTGATGATGTCCCCCATGTAGCGGTGAGAGGTCGCCGGCTGGGGTGGATGGTTGGGGCTAAGGTTGGGGCTAAAGGATCAGCGTTGTTTTCGGTCGAATCGGTTCAGCGATTCTGATTGTCTTGCGAGCCTGAGAGCGTTTGCCTCCAAGCTTTCCGCCAAGACGTTGGTTGCATTGGCGGCAGATGACGCGAACATTTTCCGCAACGTCTTTGCCACCTTCAGCGTGAGCTGTCACATGGTCAAGCTCAGGAGAGTTCGGCTGCTTGCTCCTGTGCCAATCGTAGGCAACGAAACAAATAGGACAGCGCATGTCGCCGCGCTCAAAAGCTGCGGCGAGCTCCTTCTTCCGGAGGGTCTTCCAGCGGGCGGTTCCTGTTCGGCTAGTCGCCATTGCTTCCTCCTTCTTCCACTATTCATTTGTAGCTTGCGGGCTGGTACCTGGTGGGGGAGGCTATTGCTTTCCCTCCTCCCCCACCAGAGGAAGAATCCGACACGACTGAACATGTCTCCCGCATCATTACCACCCCCCCTGCTAGGCAGAGGACACACCAGTGGTAAGCGAGACAGTCTAGCGTCATCATCCCCCCTTGTGCAACTACCAGCGTCACCCGCCAGAGGACAGTCTAACCAGCGTCTCCTCCTCCTCATCCGCAGACAGCAGATTCCACAGGAAAGCACGCGGCCAAATCGCAGAACAGGCCGAGCACTCGACACGTTGCACCTGCTCCCCCTCAACGTCCCAAACAGCAACCAAGCAGGGCTTCTGCACCGTCGCGCCGAATTCATCTCGGCATTGACGGACCTGCTGACCACAAACTGGGCATGCCCTGTCGAGTGGGGTGCGGCGGGTAGGTTGCAGGTACTCCTGAATCTTTGACACCCACTCGCTCCACTCTTCACCAATCCAAACCAAGACTGGAAGGCTGGCATGAACCAGATGAGGAACCACAGCACGCATGGTTTCAGATGGTGACTTCCCCGCAGACACCCCAACAGCTGCCGCTGTCTCCGCAGCAGAGTGACCAACCGCAGTCCACAAATCCAACGCCGCAACATCCAGTGGCGAGCTCGAGCCAGAGGACGACGGTCCCTTCCCGTGCTCCGCACCCTGCTCAGTGACGGCCTGCCGGAGTTGATCCAGTAACGCCATTTCCAATGGGGCATCTTCGAGAGCCTCAGCAGATGCCCCTATGTCCTCAGCTCGAACATGGGCAAAGGCCAAGACGTTTAGGATGGCTCGCACTCGGCGGCGCATCTCAGCGAGGTCTTGCTCAGTCATTGACTTAGCTCCTTCACGATTGCGGTCCACATGTCGGGTCTCCACACGGCGGCATCTTGACCAGCCGCAGCGAGCGCGTCGAGCCACTGGGTTTGTGCTGCGGAGACTCGCCCCTTCATGGTCTTCAATTCTCTGAAGATGGTTCGCCTCTTGATGGGGTGGACGAGTACCAGGTCAGGAAAACCAGGTACCGACCGGCGGGAGTCATGGGTGTGGTAGTGCATCCATCCCAGGCGGGTTGCCAGGGTGATGATTGCTGATTGGAATTGAGCTTCAGTTACGTTTCGAGCGGTAAGCATCAAATAGTCTTGTGCTTTCACGCTTCTACCTCCTGCTGGTTCGGCGGGTTCGAGCTCGGCGATGACGAGAGCGTTTAGGTTCAGAGATGGTCAGGTTTTTAACGGCTTCCCCGTCCCGACCCGACCCGGCATATCCGAATCCGTCACCCTCCTGATTCAAATCGATTCGGAGTAATTGAGTCCCAGCGGAGGGGTC